CGATACCATCAGGACGGGTGACGTTGACCAGGCCACCAATACGGTTCTCAATGAGTTCCTTGGGGTTAGTCAGAGCACCCTTCACTACCATCATGCGGGGGTTATTGGTGATCAGGGTATGATCAAGAATCCCTCGTACAAGGACTGTCCTAGCGTTTTGCGTTGGGATGACCTTAGATGCGTAGTTGGATCCATAGAAGCTATGGGGGATCGGGAGGGGGACGTAGGCTACAAAGGGCTTACTATCCACACGCTCATGGTCGAGGATGGTCGAGCCAGCCTTGGTGACCTTGTAGAGCTTGGCCTCACCTTCGCCTTCCATATCAATGTATAGGTAACACTCGTAGACCACTACCTCACGGGTCTGCTCCTGTAGCTCACCATTGAGGTTCAGACGATCAGCACCAACCTGTTCAAACCTAGCCAGAACCTCGGGGTTCATGGTCAGCTCTGAGTCATCATTGGCTGCTATGGATTCCACCAGCTTGCGGTCATAACCCTCTTCAATTAGCTCTGAGAGCGTCTTGCGGGTACGATGGGCAATGAAGGGAGCCTCGGCAATGCTCTTGGCCTGGGGAGTGATCAGGAACTCTTCGGGAGGGATTGTATCAATCCGAACCTTACTTTTGTCTACCTTACGTACCACTGAGCCTTCAAACAGGCCATTCTCATTCTGGGTTACATCAATATCTTCATAGTCATCTTGGGAAATCAGGAGATCAACTTCTTCCAAGTTGAGATTCTCAAAGGTCTCTTCAATTTCTTCGTAACAATCTTCCCAGTATACCTTAGCTACACCAACACGAGCCAGAAGGCTGTCTTGGATGACATCAGAGAAGACCCCAAAGCCATTGTTCTGACGAAATATCACGTAGTCACAATAATCTGTAGCTACCTTGGCACCTTGGACATCTTCTTCAGCCTGTGGAGCAAATTTAACAATCTGGTTTCCAGAAGCAAAAGTTTCCAATAATACAGCTTTAAGTGACTCTACGGAGTCATAAACATCCTGAGATACATACTTAGAATTACCAGAGTGCATGGGCCTCGGGAGAGTACCATTGTAATAGTCTAATACATCTTTGCGCTCACGACTAAGCTTAGAGTCATAATAACCAACTGAGGTTTTAATAGCACTCTCTACTAGGGAGGCAAGCTCCGCTTTTGTCGCTGGCTTAAATTTAGATTCTGCCATTTATAAAACCTCGATATAGAAATCGTCCGTAGATTCCACTGGAGTAAATTTACCATCGTGGATGTGATTAACAAGGGCAAGGGACATCACTTCATCATCAAAACAACCATGTTCTGCCTCCATTCCACCGTTCTCATTGACTATGTAAGTCATAAGTTCACGGATAGTGTTCTTGTCATTTAATTCAATCTCATCCTGTCGTAGAGCAGCACGAAGCTGGTCAATGATTAGGGGCTTAGTTTTAACTGTTGTCTGGAAGCCTAGTTTGACTGTCTCTCTATCTGAGAGCTTGTCATAAACTACTTCTGTGTAAAAGTTAGGGTAAGAGTAATCCTTGCCCAATCTTGTACAAGTCAGGATGCCATGGTTGTTAGATTCAACAATTATCTTGGCTGTGTTATAGAAGTAACCCATAGCTGCCAAGACTTGTGCGAAGTAGTCAGGGTGTACCTGAGATCTAAACTTAGCAACCTGTCTCTTCTTGGAGTCAAAGATCTGAGCTACAGACCAGTCACCACCTCGGACACCCATGGATACGTCAGCACCAATGTAGTAAGTTTCACTAGGATTGTGGAGCATATAGACCAGTAGCTCACCACGGGGGTGCTCTACCCACTCTTCGTTCTCAAGGGCTAGTCTCTGCTTCAGATCAGGAGTCTTCTCGCTCATCTTCTGGAGAGCCTGAGTGTTAAACACAGGTCTACCTGAGGTCAGGAAGGCTTCCTCGGGAGTCGATGGATATTCCTGTTGGAATAGGTCTAGTCCGTTCTGGGCAATCTTACGTCTACGCCAGAAGAGTTGGGCATGGTCCAGACCAAATTGGGTAACCAGGTCCTCTTCATCAGGGGTCAATTCAAACTTGGCTGGAGGAGTCTCTCGGTATTCATTCTGGATGAACCAAGGGAGGAACACAGGGATGTACCCGTTGGTGCCATCTACAGCACCCTTCCACATCTCGTAGAAGATACCTGAGACACCATTGGCGGTACTCTCGACAAACACGGCTGTTCCCTTGGTGTTGGGGATGGCCTGAGAGATAGCGTTGAAGTTGTCTTTGGCTGTGGCGTTAGGCCAAAATGCTAGTTCAGATAGGTGAGCCTGGGTGAATGTTTCACCTCGTGCAATACCATCTCCGCCTGCTGTAGCAACCACGTAAGAGCTATCAAGAATATCAAATTGAAGTTCCTTGCGGGAGGAGTATTTAGAATGGGGCTTGAGGATTTCAGGGGTGAGGTCAAAATAACGCTTGGTCATATCGAACAGAGCACGAGTCGAGTCTGCATGGTGTGTAACCACGAGACCCTTCTGTGCTGTATGCTGCGAGATGTACCAATAGAGCCATCCACCTACCAGAGTAGAGAGACCCATCTGTCGGGCCTTTAGGATGACTACACGTACCTTACCCTCACTCTCAATCTGTTGCTCGATAGCTGCCAATAGACGGAGCTGAGCTTCATTGAGAGCAAAGGGCTTAACTTCACCCTCTTTGGTACGGATCTTGAGTGCGTGTTTAGCGTAGAATCCGAAGTCCTCATAGAGCCTCTTGCGGATAGCTACGAGGTCACTCATTCTGCGTTCTTCGCCTTACCTTCAGCATCCAAGATAGCAGAAAGAAAGTCTTCGGCCTTCTTAACATTGACTTCAGATACAGCCACGGGCTTGCTGAGAGTCCACTCAAGGACGGTACGGGCTGCCGAGAGTTTATCCTTAGCATTCATAGCGTCTGTTCGCATGATTTCCACAGCAACTTCAATTGCCTCTCTGGCGAACTCAGCCTTTGGTATTTCAAAACCTTTCTTTTCCATAAGAGCTACAATTTCCTTTGCTTCAGCCTTGGCCTTAGCTTTTTGTTTTCGATACTGGGAACCTGAGTAACCCGTGGCTGACCCTGGGGGTCTACCTAAGCGTACCCCAGGGGCAAACCGTTTGTCAGTCCAGAGCTTCCAGAGCTTACGACCCTCTTCCGTCTGCTGCATCCTTACGAAGAGGTTTTTTGCTGGGTCTTTTATCCCTGGCTTTGTCTTCTGGCGAGCTGGTCGAGGTTGGTTCTTTTTCTTTTCTGGTACTTCTTCCATTATTTATTCCATTGTCAGTCAAACGGCCCTGCATTGCTAACTCAATAGCTTCTCGGGATGATTTGCTAACAGAGCAAAGCATAGCTGGGGGTAGAGAATCAATCATCTCATAGCCCATCTTTTGCTTTACCTGTGCGTCAAATTCGGGATCTTCCATCAATCGACAGAAGGTTTCCCAGTGTTTATAGAGGTCTAGTGCATTCACTTAGATTTCGCTCCGAACCTCGTTAGTGGTTCAATAAAGTTAGTTAGATACTCAGCTTCAACAGGATCTTTAGTTTTCATCAATCTTTGTTGAACCAGGGCAGCCTTAGCTTCAGGAGACTTCAGGCCAGCCACTACATTAGCAAATTGAGCCAATGCATTGCTTGGTGCTGATTCCTGAGCTACCTTGAGAGCGGCTTCAGCAGTCCTAACATTAGCGGCATAGCTGATTGGGTTTCGGATTCCACTACCTTGAGTGCCAGCAGAGAGGGCACCAGGTTGACCACCTAGGACACCACGCTCCTGTAGCTTCCTGAGTTCATTCTGGAGGCCATAGAAGGCATTGGTATCTGTGACACCCTCAGGGGAACTCCTACGGACCTGATTAGCAGCCTCACCAACAGGGTTACCCTTGTTCTTCTGGGCTGCAATCCTAAGAGCCTCAACAGCTTGTTCAGATGTTAGATTTAAACCTGATCGACCACCTTGGAGCAACTCTTGGAAAGGGCCACCTAAGGGCATCCCAGTGGCCTGGAGGACAGAGTTGCGGGAGGCTTGGCTCTCAGCTTCTGCCTTTGCAGCTTTAGCCGCATCAGTCACCTTCTTAGCAGCCTGTGCAGCCTCAGCAGCTCTGGCACGACTGAAGAGATCATCAGCCTGTGATTTAGCTTGAGATGGCCCAAGTAGTCCCAGCACCCTATCGGCAGTCTGCACATTCTTATCAGAGGCCATCTTCGTGATGACTTCAGGAACTGTTGACTTTCCTGTGAGTCTCTGGGCGAAGCCAGAGATATTAGGACCAATGGCTCCCAAGGCCAATCCCGCAGGACCCATTGTAGAAAATCCAGTAGCAGCCGCTGCAACTCTCGGGGTAGCCTGAATTGCACCTCTAGTGAGC